AGAGATAAACGCCGCTCATACCACATATCTTCTCTTTACTCGCCTTGGGAGACATGGGCATCTATGGTGCAGAAATTTTTAGAGGCTCAAGCAGATCCGCACCTGTTAAAAACTTTTATCAACACAGCGCTTGGTGAGTGTTGGGATGAGGAAGCCAACCGCGTGGATATGCACGATTTGCAAAAAACTGCCGAGGAATATTCGCTCAGAGTTATGCCTATGGGCGCACTGCTGGCAACCTGCGGCGTCGATGTGCAGGACAACCGGCTTGAGGCGGTGATCTGGGCGTATGGCAAAGGGGAAGAGTCGTGGGTGATAGATTATCAAGTGTTCTTCGGTGATCCGGCCAGCGATGATCTATGGGTGGAGCTGGATGAGTATTTGGAAAAAGAACTACAACACACTAGCGGCTCAATTGTAAAAGTTAGTGCAGTGGCGGTGGACACCGGCGGCCATCACACCCAAAAGGTGTATGATTTTTGCCGCCTTAGAAAACACAGACACATTATTGCTATCAAAGGGCAATCAACACGAAACAGACCGGTGATCGGCAGACCAACCAATCAAGACATATCGATGCGCGGCAAAACCATCAAGGGCGGTGTGCAGTTATGGCCGGTTGGCACAGATACCGCCAAAGGAGTTCTATACGGTCGTTTTGGGATTGAGAGTGGGGCGGCTGGATCGGTGCATTTTTCTAAGGATCTGCCGGACGAGTTCTATGCCCAGATCACTGCCGAGAAATTAATTACTCGTTATCACAAAGGACACCCAATACAGGAGTGGGTAAAGCCGTCACATAGGCGTAATGAGGTGCTGGATTGCACCGTTTATGCACTGGCTGCTGCTTATCACTTGGGGATGAATAAATTTAGTGAGCGCGATTGGACGCGGCTGGAGGAAATAGTGCAGCCAATAACCGCAGATTTGTTTGAAAATAACGTACAAAAGGCGGCTGAAAACGTTAAAAAACCGGAAAAAACTGGAGTAAAAAAGCATAAAGTTGGCAAAAAACCGCCACCAAAGTCCCGTCGCAAAAGGAAATCAACTGGTTTCGCCACAACGTGGTAATTATTTTTTAAACAAGCTGTTGTGTTTTTCAAAATGGTTACTACACTAAATGCCAACACTCTTTGGGATTTTCAATGGCAAACCTATTTGATTCTACTAACTATCCTGAAACTGAACCTTTAAAAATATTTAGTGGCGATAGAGCCGCTTGGAAACGCACCGATTTGGGCACTGATTATGCGCCTGCATCTTACTCACTTAAATATTCAGCAAGGCTGGAAAATGATGGTGCGACTGAAATTGAAATCACCGCCTCAGAATCCGGATCTGATTACATTGTAGAGGTCGGGCAATCAACAACCGCCGCTTTTAGAGTTGGCATTTACCACTGGCAAGCCTACATTATCCGAACGAGTGATAGTGAGCGCGTCACTGTGGATAGTGGCACTTGGGAAGTTGTTGTTAATAGGGATGCTGCCACCAGTGACCCACGCAACCACGTCAAGATTGTATTGGATGCTATTGAGGCAACGATTGAGGGCAGGGCGAGTAAAGATCAAGAAAGTTATTCAATACAGGGGCGCTCATTATCAAGAACACCGATTGCTGAGTTGGTAGCCTTGCGCGATAAGTACCGCGCCGAGTGGGTACGAGAACAACGCGCCGAACGGATTAAAAATAATTTAGGACATAGTGGCATCATAAAGGTGAGGGCATGAATTTAAATCCATTTAAACGTAAAAAAGCAGTCCACAACAGACCAATGCGCCGTCAATTTTCAGCGGCAAAAATAGACCGGTTAACTTCCTCTTGGACAACCACTCAGCAAAACATCAACAAGGACTTGCAGGCCGGCGGCAAAGTGCTACGCGCAAGGGCGAGGGATTTATCTATCAACAACGACTATGCGCGTAAATATTTGCAAATGGTGGTATCAAATGTGGTTGGTGCAAAGGGCATTATATTGCAGGTCAAAAGCAAAACCACTAAAGGCAAACTTAACACAAAGGCTAATCGGGTAATTGAGCAAGGCTGGGCAGAGTGGTCACAAGCACACCATTGCGCTTGGGATGGCCGCCTTAGTTTTATTGAGATGCAGCGGTTGTTCATTGAAAGCGCTGCGCGTGATGGTGAAGTATTGGTGCGGCTAATACGCGATGATTCCAAGTATGGTTTGAAATTACAATTTTTGGACATTAGCCGTTTGGATGAGAACCTAAATAAAGATTTAGGTAATGGCGTTTATATAAGAATGGGGATTGAGTTTGATCGAACGGGTAAGCCACTGGCTTATCACTTAGCAAAAAACCTTGATAATCAAATTAACATGGCGCAAAGCGCCGAGCGTGTGCCGGCGGAAAACATAATTCACGCATTTATGGGTGAGCGTCCAGAACAGATAAGAGGTGCAACTTGGATGGCCAGCGCCATGTCACGTTTGCAAATGCTGGGCGCTTATGAAGAAGCAGAACTGGTGGCCGCTAGAGTTGGCGCTTGCAAGATGGGTTTTTATACGTCTGAGGCTGGCGATAGCTTTATAGGTGAAGAAGATGAGTATGGTAATTTAATTAGCCAAGCTGAAGCTGGTATTTTTGAGCAACTACCAGCCGGCACAAGTTTTACCTCATTTGATCCCACACATCCTACAACGGCGTTCAAGGATTTTAACAAGGCAATTTTACGCGGCATTGCATCGGGGTTGGGAGTTGCCTACAACTCGTTATCGTCAGATTTAGAGGGCGTTAGTTATTCATCCATCAGGTCTGGAACGATAGAAGAACGCGATCAATGGCGCGTAAAACAAAACTGGATGATTCAACACTTTATGACGCCGCTTTATGAGCAATGGTTGTCTATGCAATTGCTAACCAATACGATTGCTTTGGACATGACAAATTTTGAGTCATTTTTAAATGTTCGGTGGCAGGCTAAAAGCTGGAACTGGGTTGATCCGTTAAAGGATATTAAGGCAAATATTGCCGCTATCAATGCAGGCATTAAAACCAGTAGTGAAGTTATTGCAGAGCAAGGCGGTGATATAGAGGACATATATGACCAGCTTGCTTATGAACAACAGTTGGCTAAAGACAAAGGTTTGAATTTAAGTGAGATAGGAAGTGAAGAAGTGGTAAATGAAGAAGGAGTGGCAAATGAAGAAAACAATTAACACGGGCAATCTTGTTCGTGATTTTAGTGTAGATCGTAGTGCAATCGATGAAGAAGCACGAACGGTGAACCTATCGTTTTCATCCGATACACCTGTTGAACGGTTCTTTGGGATGGAGGTGCTTTCGCACGATCCCAAAGCTGTCGATTTGGGGCGGTTGAATGATGGCGCGCCGCTTTTGATGGATCACAATATAGGCGATCAAATTGGTAGAGTTGAAAGTGCAATGGTAGATGGAAAACGAGGGCAAGCAATGGTTCGTTTTTCAAAGTCAGCACGCGGCTCTGAAATTTTTAATGATGTAGTAGATGGCATTCGTCAAAACATTTCCGTTGGTTATCGTATCAATGAAATGGAACTTGACGAGAGCCGCTCAGAGGAAGGGGTTGAAACTTTTGTGGCAACTTCATGGCAACCGTATGAAGTGAGCGTGGTGAGTGTGCCTGCGGACAATTCAATCGGTATTAGCCGTTCAGCTGAAGGTGACAATGTGACAACTATTACTAATTGTGAGGAAAAAACAATGACAGAACAAGTCAAAAAAGAGCCTGCACCAACGATCGATGCGAAACAAGTAGCACGCGAGGCAGTTGAAGCAGACCGTAAACGATCAGCCGAGATCGGGGCAATTGTGGGTAAGCACCCTGAATTGAAAGAAGTCGGCGAGCAGTTCAAGAAAAACGACAGGTCTTTGAATGAATTTAGACAGGTTGCACTTGAATCCATTGATAAATCACAGCCAGAAGCGCCGGCAATAGCGGACAGTAAAATTGGCATGAACGACCAAGAAGTAAGTCAATTCTCAATCGTTCGTGCAATTGATGCGATTGCTCGTAATGATTGGTCACAAGCTGGTTTTGAAAAGGAAATGAGTGATGCTACTGGCCAAAAACTTGGCAAGCAAGCGCGTGGATTTTTCTTGCCAACAGATGTGATGACTCGTGATTTGACTGTAGGTACGACCACAGCAGGTGGTCATACGGTGGCAACTGACTTGTTATCTGGCTCGTTTATTGATGTACTTAGAAATAAGATGACAGTGGTGGATTTAGGAGCGACAATGCTCACTGACCTAAATGGTAATGTTGCGATCCCTAGACAAACTGGCGGAGCGACAGCTTACTGGGTTGCTGAAAGTGGAGCTATTACTGAGTCAGCAGCGGCTTTTGACCAAGTGACATTAACACCTAATACAGTAGGCGCGTTCTCAGATATTTCGCGCAAGCTGTTACTGCAATCTTCACTTGATGTTGAATCATTTGTACGTAATGATCTGGCAACAACGTTGGCTATTGAACTTGATCGCGCCGCCATTCATGGTAGTGGTTCATCTAACCAGCCTACTGGAATCATAGCGACATCGGGTATTGGCGATGTAGCAGGCGGAACTAACGGCCTAGCTCCAACCTACGCTCATATCGTTGGATTGGAAACT